CTAGCATTCATCTTTTTCAATTTCGCGAATAATAATTTTTACTTTTTTACCGTGAAAGTATTTGGATAAATCATAAAGTTCCATATTTGATATATTATCATATAAATCTAAATATCGTACATCATTTCCGTAGCAATCTTCCATATATTCAGCTTCTAACACACCATTTATGATCAATTCCAAAATAATTCCCCCAATCTATTCCAAAACTTTTTTTATGAACCAAGTATTGACCTCATCGAATCCGCTTTGCTTAGAATAATTTAATTCTTTGTAGTTTGTAAAAAAACTAACAATTATCAACCTAACAATCCCATCAATTTCAGTACTTATTGTCTCCAAAGTTTTATTTAAACTTTCTTTGATATTCGATCCATGTACGTAACTAGATCTCACTTTATATGCTGTACTTACTTTATTATATATATTATATCGCTCTTCCAAATCTTTACCAATAAATATCGCAGCTCTTTCCGCAGTCTTATAAGTATTTTCTCCGTTAACTGCAAATAATGTTTCAAGCACACTAATATATGTAGCAATTTTAGATGGCAAAAAAGATTCACTTCTTGCAACCTGAAGGTATAAAACCGCTCGTTCGAAACTACTCACATTTTGGCTTAAATCACTTTTCAAATCATTATATAACAAATATTGTCTTGTTGAATCATTCTCACTTGTTGGCATATAATCCCAAAAAATATTCATCCATTGATTAGCTTCTTCTATCTCTTCCAAATTAAATGATTTTAATGCATACCTTCCCTTGGAATTTGACACCATAACATTTTTTCTTACAGTGATAGAATCGTCAAACTTATCATTATTATATATGGCAAATGGTATATTAACGCTATTATCCTTAACAATCCATAAGCCTAGTGCGAACAATTGATTTAGACCATATAACATATGTAAATACTCATTTTTCTTATTATAAGTCACTGGGTAATCTCTGTTTAAAGTACTAAAAGAACATGTAACTTCTAACAAATGTTTAGCAGATAAGCTTCCAAAATTTTTCAAATAGTTAGTATCGATTGATCGTCCAATAACTTTATTATCTTTTGATATTGTAAAAACAGTGTGATTATCCAATTTAATATCTTGTAATTCAGAGTCTTCATTTATTTGGAAATTATCTAACGGTACAATATAAAACTCCACATTAATCCCACCTATCATAAAATATACGCTTAATATAGTAAAACATAAAAAAGCCCGAATGACTATTGTCCACTTGGACCTGGCGCATTAATTCTCTGAAAGGAATTGTACTATTGCATAGCTATTAACAAATAAAAAATGAGCCTATTGACATCAAACTTTCTATTCAAATTTATGCATATTTTTTCTCGATAGTCGCACCCTTCGATTCATCGTACCGAATCGCCACGCGACCTACATTACCTTCTAAATCTACAACAATAAGCCCCTGTCCTTTATCTCCCAACACCAAACAGGAACATCGCTCTTCGATTGCAATCACATTGCCGGCTTTGTATGGCCCATTTTCCGGATAAACAACCCAGGTCTGTCCTGCAGGTAAGTGCAGCGTGGAGGATACGACAACTGGCTCTTTTTCGACTGCTCGCTTATCGATCCATCCAAGGCTTGTATTGACGTACTCCCCGGATGCATTTTCTTCAACCACCGGGATCGTTTTTCCAATAAACGCGTCCGTTGTGCCCCAATTCGTGAAGCCTGGTTCGCCCCACGGCCGGGAATCGATTGAATAGCCGCCGACTTTCACGATGACGTTATAACTAAACGGCACGCGCGCAGGAACGTCAATCAGAGCCCGCTTGTCAATCCAACCGACTTTCACGCCATTGGCATACTCGCCGCTGCCATTTTCTTCGTAGATTGAGATTGTATTTCCAATGATATCATCTGTTTTACCCCAATTAACCAGACCGGGCTCGCCCCAGGGTTTGCTATCGATCGAGTAACCAGGATAGGCCACCATCTTATTATAATTCACAGGGACGCGCATCGGAGCAATCGGTGCTGATGCTGCAGCTGTAGATTGGCCCAATCTTGCGCGAAACGCATCCATCTGTTCTTTCGAATATCCAGGACAAGCCGAATTATTATAAACCTCCCAGTGACCCTTTACCTTACTTGCTGGAACATTTAAATCACCCATTATTTTTCGTGTCAGCCATTCTCTGGCATCAATCTGTGCTTGCGAGTAATCCGTTCCGCTGCCGGCCTCCACACTGATATGCACGCAGTAGCCATTGTTGTTATAAACGCCCCAAGTGATCCGCTCGTAATCATAGTTTTGCCAGATATTTCCATCCGCGTCAATATAAAAGTGATAACCGCCACGATCCCAACCGAGTGTATCGCGCCAATATGCTTCATGCCCGGTGATAAACTTACGAACCTTACGCATGACTGCAGAATAGTGCCATACGATTGTTGTGATTGCCGATCGGTTACGGTCCTTGCTTTGGCCGCCTAGTGCGGAAGCGCGTCTATCATTAATTGTATAAGCCATTATTTTCCCTCCTTATTTCTGACCGGGAAATACTTATCCTTTTTAGCAGCAATCTCATTATCTACCCAATTAAGCAACCACATCGGAAAGTGTTTTTCCCATCCTAGCACCCCTATATTTGCAACCAATGAATAAAAGTTGTGATAGATAAAAGCCGCCGTGATGATGACAAAGATCACACTGCCAGTATTGAATAAAAAATCAAATCCATATCCGGCAGCACACATGCCGATGATGATTACATCCCGGATCGCTGAATCGATGGCCACTGAACTCGATTTTTTTTCAACCGGCGAAAGCTTGGCTAGCCTGCCACCAACTAACCACTCCATCCCAATGACCCCGATCAGAATGCCGATTAAAACAGAATGGCTCATGCTCCATTCTGATCTGTAAATCCATTGCGGGATTGCGATAGTTAAACCACCTGAAACCACCCCAAATATCCACGATCCATCAACGTTCATTTTCGATAACTGTCCTTTAAGCAAATCCATTATTTCAGTCATTTTCCACGCTCCTTTTGCCCATATTAAAAAGGCTGCCCTGATGGACAACCTTCTGACTTTTACTTTTCAGTGTTCTCTTCTTTTGCAGAGGGTAACCCTTCTCCTAGAATGGAAATCGTTAAATCCATTTTGTTAATTTCCTTTTTATGGAAAAGTTCCTCTATTTTTCTACTTTCATTATTTAGAATAATCATGATTTGTTCATCCATATGAATACCTCCTAAAAAGGAGCACCCACATGGATGCTCCAGCTATCTATACTTCAACAAGAGTTAACAAATTTTCTAAACCTAAATAGTTAATGACTTCATTCAAAGCTAACTCAGATTGGTGCGGTAATTCAATCTCATACTTTTCAATTATCTCTAAGATTCTTTCACTATCACTTACAACTTGAGGGTGAGCTAATTTAACCCATTTTACAAACTCAATCTCATCATTAGTGATGTTGGCATATAAATTTCGATAATCTAATGTTCTTTTTACATATAACGTTTTAACTAACAGTTCATTATTGCTTATGTTTTTCAACCCTATTTGCACTTCATCAGACAAATCAAGATACTTTTGCAAGTCGTACCCATATTGAATAAGTCTTTTGTTCACCAGTGGATCATACAGCATATCATTTAAAAATTTATGAGTTCTATATTGGGTATTGAACTCTCTATTTTTATGAGTTACTCCTTTGTGGCCCATGGAATGCAAAACTAGATGTTCAATCTCATGTGCCATATGTATTGAATCCGAAACAGGTGATTTTTGATGTTTAGAAAGGATAGTATATACTTCATTTCCTATACTTCCATAACTTGCAGCAGACTTCATTGTAAAATCAGCCTTAAAACAAAATACAGGTTTATTTATCCTGATTCTATCCGCTCTATAAAGTCGATTAAATCTTTCGTCGTTTTCTAATAGGTCACTAAAAAAATACTTTTCGTTAACAAATGATAAATCTTGCACCTTAAAATTATCCCATATTCGGGAAATTTGGCAGCACTTTTTGAATTTTTCCCCACTCATGCAAGGGCACGAGTCATTTCTGCCTACTTTGCTCACCTTGAACAACTCCTCATTATAATTAATTAAAAAAGATGGTATAATAGGAGTACCTAAACAACTACTATACTAAGAACTCACTGGGTCGCCACCCTTATGTGAGTTCTTTTTTATTTTACAACATAATTCAATAAAATGATTTTATTTATTATTTAAAAGGACTATCCGCAGACAATCCTTTCAGTTTTGTTTTCACTCATTCAGTAGTTTTTTCCTGAAAAATGATTTTCAAAAACTTGTCAGTTTGGTTCAGTCGTTATAACGATTCCAGATAAGTTTGTTTTGCCAATTTCCGGAAATAAACGTCCGCTATTTGCATGTAGCCGACCGCTCCACAATGCACGTGATCAGACAACAACCGCTCTGTGTCGGTAGCGTTACGCAGATTGACTTGTGATGTGTTATAGACATTGCCGTAGTCCATATCGCGATATGGCAATAAATTGATGGCTTTGACGTTTGTTTTTGTGGCGGCCATTACTTTGTACGCGGCATCGACTTCCCACGCTCTTAGCTTACTACAAGCAAAATCACCTGTGTAGCGTCCTTTGCGATAAGCGCTCATCCCAACAATAAACACAATTGCGTTAGGATAGCTTGCTTTCACTTTGTCAACGAGTTGGCTAAGATTAGACACCATGGTTTCCGTGCTGAACATAATTGCGTTCCAGTTCATGTGAATGATACAGTAATCAATCCCGCTATACCCGTTTGCGGTGCAGTAAGCGCCAAAATCAACGATACCATTGTAGACAAAAGGATTTCCGGTCGTTCCTACACCGAGATAGTCCCACGTCCGCCATCCGGCTCTACCCTCATGTTTTGCCAACGCGTTTCCTGCGGCATTTTTTGTGCCGATAAAATTGATGTTCGTCATACCTTTGGACTGAAGCTTACTGTAAAGCGTATTTACCGTACTACTGCCCTCCCCGTACTCTGTCAAACTATCACCAATAATCAGCAAGTTTTTCGGCGCACTGGGATTTACTACTGGATAGACTTTAAAGTTTAAATCACACTCGCTGACCAGTTGCTCGTAGTCGTTGTAGACTTTGACGTTTGTAATCTTGTCCACGGTAGCGTCTACTGGTTGGATAATCGCTTTGCGGTTGTGGTACGTTCCCAAGCCGTTTGTCACGTCCAAGCGATAGTTTTCAATGCGCTTCACACTAAAAATACTGTCGTAAAAGATTTCCACATCGTCATTTTTAATCAGTTCAATTTCATCCGGTACATAATCGGTGATGGGTAACGTCACACTCATGATTTTATTATCCACATATGTGTCAATGTCGGACACTTGTACGATGTCCTCAATCAATTCCAAGGGAGGTAAAACATAATCTATTTGACCAGGGCTACCCAATCCCCAAGCGTATGCCCCGTAGTTTAGCAAAAATTTAGTTTTGAGATAAGCTGAAACTAAAGGGCCAAAAGTTGTTGTGCTATTGTTTTTCTTCACCTGAAAAGGCGCTTGACTTGAATATGTTGGTGATCCGATATTCTGCATACTTTGAACCAATAACAAATACTCTGTTTCTGCGACAAGCGGTGTGTAATTAAAAGCAACCGGAATCATCAGATTGGTGTATTCTCCGGCAACTAACCAATGGTCAAAGTAGGTTAATGTATCCACATCACCTTTTGTTTGGGTTCCCCAACAATCAATGGTCAGATTAGCGATTGCAAAGGTGACAAAAGCGTCATAGGTTGTTTTTAAATAAGGTATCAAAATATATTTGTGTTGAATACCATGATAGACAAACGGCACGCTCATACCGGCATATGATGGGGATAAATTGGCGCTCAAGCTACCATAACTCTTGATTGGATTGACATTTACCGATTTTAAAATTCCATTTACTTCCAAATCATCGGTTACCATACCCAATTTACTGGCACTGTTGATTTTGTCGTCCGTCACCGCCCCGATTCCGAGTTCCGTTGCTTGATAAACGCCACCGATTGTCCACGTACTACCTGACCAGTAGTACCATTTACCATCCGCAGAAACGAGATAAGCGCCTGTCGTACCTGTTGGATAGGCTGCTTGCAATAATGCGAGTGTAGCGTAAACCCCTTTAGGGCTACCGCTCGCCATTGCATCCGCTTTTTGGGATGCAGTATTTGCCACCGTTACAGCACTAGTAGCAGCTTGTTCTGCAGCAGTAAGTCTTACCGGATAAGCCCCATCGAGAGCTTCCGCCCTATCCTTAAACTCCTGCTCCACCACATCAATCCGCGCATTCCAGCCATTCACTTCCACGAGCGCATTCTCCAATGTAGAAAAGCTTGTCTCACCCTGAATCGCCGATGCATTGATCGCACTGTTCTTCACAGTAAGCTTGAAATTATTGGATTCTATTGGCCTTCCTTCACCAGGAGGTACCAGCAGCAGCGATGCATTCAGCGGCCCGATATTCGTGAGCATTCCAGTTGTATAGGCAATCTCAAAAATCCCTTTTGTGATGTCAACGTCATCGAAAGCATCCAGTCCAAACTTGGAAGGATCTCTAACACTGGTCCAACCAAGGTTCAATGTATACCCCGTTAGATCCTCTATGATGCCGGCATTCACAACTTGCACGCGCATAATCCGGCCGGGTTTCGCTTCTGGATTTTCGAAAAACGTCTTGCCGACCTGGTCCCAAATAATGTCGGCATCAATTATAAATTGTTCTAAGACCAATATGTATCACTCCTTTTTGTAAATTGAAAAAAACTATCCATGAAGATAGCTTTTTCTAAAATATTCTTTTGGGTTCTGTATAAATTTGAGGTAACTATCGCTTATACTTGATATAGAAGGCGAGGTGATATAAATGCCAGAAACTGACTTAAATCCATGGTTCGAAATGGTACCACAAAATACTATAGGCAAGCTGTTAGACCCAATTGCAGAACCATTAGGGAAAGGAATTGGTGGAGTTGCTAGTTTTATCATGAATCCTTTTATGAAACTTGGAATAATCAACAAGTACAACATGGATAATTTCGAAAGGAAAATAATGGAGAAAAATAGTAATATTCCTCTCGAAAATCGTGATATGTCCAAACAAGGGCTTGCATTAAAAGCTGTGGAAGATTCGATATATCAATTAGATAGCGAAGAACTTCAAGAAATGTTTGCAAATCTTATTGCCTCATCGTTGGATGATAGAAAGAATAAAGATGTATTACCTTCTTTCTCAACAGTCTTAAAAGACTTGACCGCAAAAGATGCTACATTATTTAACAAAATCTATAGTGTCCCTGCATTTGCAAAAGTGAATATTAGTTATGAAAACTACGCTAACACGAACAAATTGCCAGTAATTGATAATATTATATTAACTGATGAAGGTACAATAAATGAACCAGTGTCAATAAACACACTAGAAAGACTTGGTCTTATCAGCATTCATAACAATACTTTGATTCGACCACATTTCGTGGCTCGATACACGGAATTTAAAAAAGACGACTTGTACAAAAGAGCTCTTCATGAGTTAAACTTTCACAAGTCAACTGAAATACCTTTTGATAAACTTGTGGTTTCAGAAGGTTATATTACAACAACTCAATTTGGCAAAAAATTTGGGAGTGCAGTTATTGCTAATTGAACCAACGAAAATGCATCAGTAAATTTTAAATAGTAAAGAATAGCTAAATCGGTAGCTGCATCAAATATGCTACTGATTTAGCTATTATCATAATCAAATTAATTGTACACTCCAGACATCTAAGTTAACCCTAATAATTTTTTTATTGCTGTAACGTCAGCTCTCATCGTTGCATTTTCTTCTTCCAACGCCTCAATCTTAGCCAACAACTCCTGGACACCTTTCGTGTTCAGGGTTATCGCTTTATACAGATCGATACTTTTACCGTCACTGCCGGAAATATAAGGGCTATCCTCTGCGATAAAGCCGAGTTGCTTGTTATCCACTCCGGTTTCGACATTGTGATTCAGATCGTATTCCACGACCGCTAAACTGCTGATTTTATCCAAGGCGCTGATTTCCGAGGTTACGATATTCTGCTTGAAATCCTCACTAGATCCAACCTCAAACGCTGATGCAGCAATCGGGGCAAATGATAAATCAGAATCATGGACAACGTGAACCCGGTCAATCGTTTGGAAATACATAATTGCGTTCCGCGCTGTGATGCGTTGGTGGTTATAGATGGTTCCGGTCTCAAAATCTTTGTCCATAAAATCTATGTACTTGTCTGATCCGAAACCTCCCCGCAGAATCAGCGAAGTATTTAACGATGTGCCTGTATTGCCTTCACCCGGCTCGAAGATGAAACCTTCTTCTGAATATCTTAAACGCCTCACCTTGGTTCCGTTTTGATAATAGATTTCCCCCTGATCAAACACCAAAATATCTCCAGTTGTCGGGTTCGTGAACTGCATGATGCTGGCGATAAGGTTTAACCAGAAGTTGGCTCCGGAGATACTAGCTGTCGTCAAAGCGTTCAAATTCAGATTTATTGCATTGATATTGGCGAAGTTTACTGTCCCACCAAGCGAGTCGGCAGAGTAGGCTTCCCTATTCCAGTACGCGCCATCATAGACGTACATCTCTATTTCCCCATCACCAACGGGCTTATACCACACATCGTTTTTGCTCATCCCTTCCAGCGGTTCATCTGCCCCTCTGAAAATGCGATTCTTTCCGTTCGCTGCTTTCTCGATGGTGTTGGTAAGCGATACAGTAACCTCTTTTACTAAGTCTTTGTAACCACTCTTCAAGTCATCATAAAAACTCGTTCTTACAGATCCTACCTTCAGTGATTGGTTCTTCTCTCTGAGTACATCAAATACTATTTGCGTCACCTTCGCGGTTAGGTTTACATCAAATTGCTTCGAATAAACCGTTATGGTATCGCAAACTTCGACATTCTCAAATGACTTGAATTGTTCATACTCGCTGCTGTCAGACAAGTCATCCAGATCCACGTCCATCGCTACACTTGGTTTATCAATCCCGGCATTTTCAATAAAATAATTAGAAGCTGCAGTATTCAAACTAGCAAGATCCGTCACTCGATCGTCACTAGAATAATCGACCGGCAGAATCATTGTGACCGGGTAATTGTTCGCATACTGAGAAATGACAAGACTGCCGATAACAGTCTCTTCCGCCTCGCTTCCTTCAGGAGTGTGTGTAAAATAGGGCAGAATCTGTGTTACTAAACCTTTAGTTGAATACTCTGCTTCCAGGCCTGTCAGGTTTTTCCCGTGGCGAATCGTTGCGACATTATCTCGGCCCCGCCTAGCATATAGCCAAATAAAATCATTTCCCCGTTTTAGCTCTCCGCCAAACACATCCAACAAAGACCCCTCTTCGCCGGCTATGCAATTTAATGGATTCCGCATCTTCCAATCAATGCTATTGGTTGCATTGATGTCCGAATAAAACATGAAATCAGTAGGTTGAATTAAACTATTCTTCATCACATCAAGGGCCGTCTGTGGCGTAACATCATTCGAAACAACGCTTTGAACCAAATTACCACCAAGGTCATTGGAGATGCTTGTCGCGTAAACAGACCAGACTTGTGTAATCGTATCGAGCTGACGTTCATAAATCCGGAATAGGTGAAGATCATCGACGGAATTCGGTTTCGCCTTTACAAGACATAACTCCTGGATCTCAGCGTAATGCAAGCCAGATGCTGGATATTCCAAATACAGTTCAAATTCGCCGTTACGTTCTTCAGTCACTTCGCATGCGATTGTCTCCGACAATGTCCCGATGCCCTTATGATTAAAGTCTGTTTCGCCTGCTTTGTATAAAATAGGTTTCATACGAGGGATCTCCATTTCGGTTTGAAAGTAACTGCTGTAACTCCGGCGCCCGTCCATGTGATTATGTTATTTCCCGGAACCAAAACAGGAAAGTCAATGGAATACATCTTACTATTCTCGTTCACTAGCAGTCCGTTCACGGTTTTATAACAGTGTTGGATCTCGCTATCCAGCAGGACCTCATCAACGATATTTTTGACCACATACTCTATACCGTTTATTGTCAGCGTGCAATCACCGCTACCTTGGATAGTGATTAACGGTTCTGCTTCATACGGTGTTGGATTTAAAATTGTTGCACCCTCCAGCAATTCATGCGTGCCGCTGCCGATCAGATATTTATATGGTTTCACCGAAAAGGTTACTTCAAAAACATCAAAGTGCCGGAATGTACTATTTCCCTTGAAACGAGGATATTCGGTATTGATCACCTTGTAGATTTTTTCAGAATCAAAATATGGGATAAATTCCACATATCGGTTAAATAAAAAAGAAGCTGCCACTCTGCTCCTTTGCAGCGGCAAATCTTCTTCATTATCCGTCATATAAAAAATTTCAAGTGCCATTTGCGTATTGCTGTAGGACCCATGATCAAAAGGGATTGCACCGTTAACGCCAGGAATCTCTTTTAATTCAATCTTCCTGTTTGGCATTTCAATTATGGGCCGTTCAGATATGAGCGCTCCGATGTCATCGCTATGCACACCGTTCAAATAAAAGCTTCCTGGTTTCAATGCACCTTCTCCCCTCTGTTGATAATCTTCCGATCATTCATATTTTTTAGTTCTCGTGATATTTTTTCAGTAATGTTTTTAACAGTTTTGTTCGGCAATTCACCGTAAGCCGTAATGTTGAAATGGTTATGGATTTCCGTAGTTGTCTGGTTTGAATTACTCACACTGTTTGATCCAGAAATTTCTCCGGATAACTCTCTTTTTCCAAAACTCGCAATCAACCTTTGCGCTTCCGTGCTGCCTTCAACACCTGTCGCAAAGTGTGGAATGTCCATCCTGAAGTGTTGTATACTCGGCCAAATTTTCGTCCCCTTTGGCAAGTTCGGATAAAATGTATCTGTATCCGGGGAAATTCCAAAGTATCCACTAGGCGTAAGAAATGGTTCTTCACGCCCGCCATCTCCGAGTACGGCAGGACCACCTTTAAAGCTGTCATCACCGGTTGCCCTATATCCAGCCCCTTGCGCTCCGGTTGGGCTAGTGGGCGTATAAACTCTCCCTGCATCAACGTTGATGAAAACCTGTTCATCAGGGATGCCCTTCAAGCGCGTCATAACATCTGCAATCGCATATAAAGCCGGGCTTGTATCAATATAGATAGATTTCGAAGGGATGCCAGTCTGATTATAATAATCCAACGCCCACTGTAAAGCCCCGACCTTTTCCTCAACAGAACCGAGTGATCCAATCTGTGAAGCCGCACTTTCAGACAAAGCTCCTGACTGAACCAATGAAGCAATAGCAACCTCGCTTACCATGTTCCGCATGTTCTCGGATAAAGCGTCTTGTCCTTCTGCGATTTCCGTCATGCTCTTACCACTGTTTTCAGACAACGTAATATAACTGTCAATCATACTGGCGGTTTCTTCAGCCGTCAGCTGTCGGTTTTCCAAGGAAGCCGCTGCAATTATCGCATTAATTTCATCGTTGGCGTTCTGTGTAATTTGAGTCAACATAGCATAGTGCATACCGTTATCCATCACGCGTTTTTCATACTCAGCTTGCGTCATGACGCCATTGGCAAGCATCTCATCGAGTCGCGCTTGTTCAGCATCCTTTTGAGCAGTTAGCCCAACTATGATTTCTTCTGTGACAGCGTTATTGGCATTTATCGTTGCGTTCGCCAATTCCTCAGTGACAACTTTTCCGGCAGTGAAGGTGGACAAAATCTCGGCCATCGTGTTTCCGATTGTCAAAGAATAATTGTTGTAGCTTTCTTCAATCTCGCTGATTTGATCATCTGTCATTTTTAGTTCTTTTAATTTGTCCTTGATGCCGTTCACATTGCGTGCGAGCGGTTCGTTGAACGATTTAAAGAACATGTTGTTCCACTCATACCCGCCGTTCCACAAATCATCTATTGCATTTGTGACAAGGGTATTTTGTTCTTTCAGTCTTGCGGTTTCTTCAGCGATAGTTGATGCCGTCCCTTTGATTGCACCTTGAATCTGCTCTTGGGAACTGACCATACCGTTCGCGCCTTCGGTAACCGCGTCAAACCATTCCTGGTATTTACCTTTCGTTGCATCAACAGATGCTTCATGATTCGTTGCGTCTTTCGTCATTTCCTTATAGATGAAAGTCCCTACACCAGTGGCAGCCAAAGTTATAGCCCCGATGCCAAGAACCCAAGGATTTGCGAACAAGGCCGCTGCTCCTCCGGCTGTGGTTGCCGCGCCAGAAACACCGCCCAAAGCTCCTGTCACTCCGGCCGTTCCAAGGCCAGCCGTAACACCAGGAAGCAATTTTAGCATTGCCCCTAACCCTCCGGCAACGCCTCCGAAAATCTTAACAATCGGTCCGGCGGCACCCGCAACCAACGTCCATTGCACGACATTCTCCTGCATATCCGGACTCAAATCGTTCCAAGCATCCGTCAGGTTATCTACGGCATCTTCCAGGATGGGTAGTGCCTCCTCGCCCATTTCCAACAGGATGTCTCCCAGTGGAACGAGAGTATCAGTCATATCGCGAAACATAGCTTGGAATTTCTGAGACTGTGTTTCCTCTAGAGTATCTATGACACCTTGGGCAGCGCCGTTTACTTCTCCATATTGCTCTGTCACATTACCCAAAGCCTCTACTACCTTAGAGCCAGCATCCTCACCGAGCGATCCCCAGATTTCGGTTAAAGCCAAGGCCTTTTCTTGCGGGTCCTGAATGCTGGCTAGATTAGCGGCCATTCTCCTGAACAGTTCATCATTCGACTCGCCGGAAGCTTCCCATGTATCATAGATTTCTTTCCAGCTGCCGCCCATCGCTTCGATAGCGGTTTTGATTGTCCCGTCACCTACTCGAATCCCAAACTCTTTCACCAAATCGTTGACCTTATCCAAGTTATAGGCTCCGGCATCGAGACCCGCCTGAAGCGTGTTAAACATCTCCTGCGCTGAGTAGCCGTTTTGCTCCCATAAAGGCGCATACTCGGCAAGGTTATCACCGAGTTCGTCGGTCTTGTTCAGACCCTTCTGAGCCCCGGCTACCATATAATCAAACGCCTCATATGCGGTCATTCCGTATGTCTTCATCAACGCATTAATACCGCGTAGGCTTTCGGTCTGATCCATTCCGAGTGATTGTTCCAAGGCGATCGTCATCTTAGTGATGGCTCCTAAATCTACATCCGAAATGCCCGTCAATTGCTCCTTCACTTCGAGCATGGACGTTGCTACACTATCAAGCGACTCTCCCCAACCATCTTTGAAAACGTCGTTCGCAATACCTGCTACCTTTGCAGCTTCTTCAGCGGTACCGCCTAAATTGTTCTGTATCTTTGCTGTCGCATCCGAAACATTATTCGCACTGAGTACGGCAGCCGCACCTAATGCCAGGACTGCAGGAGTCACTGTCTTGGTCAAGCCATCACCAAGTTTTCCGGCCTTTTCAGATATACCAGTCAGCTGATTGCCATATTTCGTAAAGGCTGACTGTGATTTGTTCATTTCAGTCGTTACGCTGCCGATATACCGCTCCAAATTATTCAGGCTGGCTAGTTCCTTGTTGTACGCAGTAGCGGCGGCATCGGCTTCTTTTGAGCCTTCTCCGTGTGCTTTCGCCATCTTCTCATAGGATTGGCGGGCGCTGTCAACCTTCGTCTTTTGGATCTCCAGCTTCTTATTTAACCCGTCCAGTTGCGTTTGATATTTTTTAAGTGATGCATCGCCTTTGTCAAAAGCGGAAAGATTTGCTTTCATCTCACTATTGACCAGGGCTAGTTTTTTATTCAAGTCCTTTAGGCCGCTCTCGACTTGTACGCTGTCAAGGTCCAATCCAATGGAAAGACCCTCTATTCTTTCGGACATCGCTTACCTCCTTTCTGCCAGCTAACCACCGAATGCGGCGATGAGCGACCGTTTGCGTTCTGGTTTATGCTCTTCGCGAAGGACGTCAATCAGGAAGCTGTAAGGCATAGCCAGGACAGTATTGATATCTTTCCCTTGTTTGATCAGTTCCAAAATCATCTTGTCTAGGCTTTCCTTTTGTTTTTCCGGAGTAAAATCTTCTTCGTCTATAAGCTCTCCAGGTACTTTTTTGCTTCTTCGGTCTGTTCCCCTCTCGCAACAAAAAGGACTTGCATAAACAATTCGTTGATTGCTCCTGGTCCATGCAGATAATTGAACAGGTCATCCCGGGTGAATTGATTATTGTAGACTTTTTCAGCAACGAAGATCAGAACTTTGTCGATCATATCTTTTTCAGCCTGTCCAGATTTTCTGGAGTTCAATTCAGCCATTAAATCGATTGCTTCATAAACCACACTCAACGGAATAAATACCGGAGTTACATATTTCTTTGTTACGATTTCGCCCTCTTTTACGTCTAGGACAAGTTCAATCATATTTCTTTTTAAGTTCGCCATTATTTCCCTCCTGTACGTAAAAAATGGACGAGTAACGCTACTCGCCCTTTTCTTCGCTAACCTTTTCGATAAAAGGCCTTCCTGCTACATTTTTAATTGTGCTTAACTCTTCAATTCGCTCTTTTGAAACCTTCTTATTTGCAGGCCTTGGATAGCCATCCCCTGCCTTGTAAGGTTTTCCGTTGTCCTGCAGATCACCAAAGGACTCGATTACTATATATTTTGCCACTTGATTCACCTCCCGAATTGCTTTGACATACTCATAAGATGCTTTGTTTTTGTCAACGAAACTCAAGTCCTCGCTTAATGGAGAGTATTCAACATACTGCCCTTTGAAGAATAAACCTTGGTTCCCATCAACAACACCAGCATTGTGAAAGATTTTTGTTTCCTGATACCGGGCTATCTGATCGTTCGGCCAACAGAAATCCAGTTCGCTATCCACGTTCACGGTTTTCCCGAATTGATAGACATTCCAGAGCTGGGACCACATTTCCGCGGTCCATTTCTGGATTGGTACATAGCCCGCGCCGTTTCTGTCGATGTATTCGGATTCTACGTCTGATAGAAATTTGTATAGCTTTACCGAATCCTCATAAACCTTTTTCCAGTAAGCAAAGGAGGGCTTCTTGATGATCCATTGTGCCCCGCCGACTGGCCGGTGCTTCCTGATCAAAGCGGGATCTATTCCGATAACTTCACACATACGCTCCAGCAAGTCCTCGCCCTTGCCATCGATGTAATCCAATCCAATATAACCGCTGCAGTCTGATGCATGCCAGGTTTCTTCAGTCGGGGTTAGTTCCGGTATCTCTCTGAATAGCACATCACTGTCAATGTAAAAATATGAGCCTTGTTCACGCGTTTTGTCTTCTTCAAGGTATTTCATCCAGAGGAAAGGTTTGACACTGGGGATGTACGTTCTTTCGCGATCAGCATCGCTGTAAACGTGAACTTCCACTCCGTAATTTTCCTCAAAATGTTTTGGAATGTAACTATCCCACTGCGCGAACAGCAGGACAATGTCAGTGATTCCGAGTTTGTTCAGCCGAGTGATACAGACTTCCAATTCCCATTCAAATCGTTTGATTGCTGGCTGACAAAGGATATATTTCATACCCTATACCACGTTAAAGGCCTGTAGTGGTGGTTGTCGTCGTCGGATATGCCACGCCGAAAATCGCTTGAAAAATTGCGTCACGTTTAACAGTTGCTGCTGCATCATCTGCCCCTACTACAACCGATTTTTGTTTCGTAAAGCCTGTCACAGCACGATCCATGAATTCCGCGCTGATTGCATCTTGGTTGAAAGTGGTATTGCCCTGTTTAGATGTCCCTTTGATGCTTGTTTTCAGGAACTTCCCTTTAGGCAAGCCCACATATTCTTTTGATCCGTCTTCATATGTCTTGGCAAAAATAACTGCAACGTAAGGAGGGTTATCACTGGATCCATGTGCGGACAAACCGCCTGTAGTTGTTTCCAATCCCAACAATGTATTTTTATCTGATTGCGGGATCGCATGGAAATTACCACTCACGGCTACACCGCCTTGGGAAACACCCAACTCAGCTACCACATTATCCCCATACGCCCTTGTGATTTCGGATGACATCGCTACTTCGATATCCTGCAAAAACTTTACGCGTTCAGGTGCGGCTGCTACAATTCCGGTTTCTCCGGCATTAAGTACACCGTAGTAAAATTCATCTACCCCTGTAGATGACAAATATTTTTTTTCTGGCATTTATCTGCACTCCTTTTCAAATATCGTTTCTGTAGAATTTCCCCAAGTATCTGCGTGCATCACGATATATTTTGACATCCTTGTCATATTCATCGATTCCGCCGCCACTTTGGTAAAACCCTATGTTTTTCATTACCATTCTGATCCGTTCCCCGAGCTTATCTTTCTCTTCCCGGGACTTGGACCAAATGTCAATCTGTATTAAATGCTCTTCGGTTAACCAATCATTATCGGCATAATCATCAGGCATCGATGGCTGCAATGGATCAATAATGATATATGCTTTATCGACTGCGCCAGTCTCGGGGTATTCGTAATATTTGATACGATTCTCGACCGCATCATAAATGACGGGATCAGCTGATAAGGCTTCATAGATTTTATTTAATGCATCCATCACAGTTCACTCTCCAATACCTTCTTGACAGCTTTTCGATAAGCTTTCTTTCCGCCTTCAAGTGATGCGGCAACCTTCCCTTTACCGGCCGGGTTAGGATTTTTAACGGTTCCCCACTCATTGATGTGGATCAGGCGATAGCGGTCTTTCGGACCAACCCAATGGATATCTCGGCGCCTGCCATTAGGCCCGTCTTTGGGATCGGATATGGTGATTTCATTGATGGACGCACCGGTATCTCTAAAGGATTCAAAATTTTGCTCCAGTTCTTTCTTGATAACTTGCGCTCCTTCAAATAAAGCCTGGTCACTTATTTCTTGCATCTTCGCTTGGCCGAATCTCTTTTCGAGTTCTGCCTGCAATGATTTCAATCCGGTAATATTTACGCCCATCAGCTTTTCACCTCCGCGATTATCTTGACAATGTCGCGTGATTGCAAGGCCGGCTGCACTTCTTTAATTTTGTACACTGTTTTTTCGTACCCGGCAGCATAGATCTTTAACAAATGCTTATTCGTTGGAACGTACACTTTAAACGGATCTCGAATGCTGATCGTCAAATCGGATACCGTACCGTTGTATTTCGCCAACTCCAGGTCGCGCATCCAAACTTCATCAATTTTCGCGAATGCTACGAAAAGTGTATTCTTGACCTCTTCGCCAGCTTCCGGCCCTTCGGTTGGCACGTATTCGTAAAACTCTACTTTCGTCCGAAAATCGCCATTGTTTAATCGTGGCGGTTTGTATGTGGTGGAGATCACTCTTGGACCACCTCAATTTCATTGCCATCGGCATCAACCAGTATCATGGACAGAGCTTTTTCCATCCCCAAAGCATTGATTTGGCTTTGGAAGTTCATGTTAAAAAATTCGAGAGCGTCGTTATAAACATAACGCGCTCTCTCATAAACCAACTCTCTGAACCCATGATGCGATTCAATGTCAAACTCACCGCATTTGGAAAGCAAATCTTGCTCAGAAGCTTCAAGGATGCGTTTCAGATTATCATCCTCATAATCTCCGATGCGCATTCTCTCCTTGAAGTCATTAACGAAACGATCTGTAATAGCCAATTAAATCAGCTCCTTATCAGACACCTGTTGTGGTTGTTGTAGTCATTGGAGCAAATTTAATATCCAAATCGTACAGCAATGCAGCTTTGTTATCTTTTGGCTCACCGTTTGCGAATTGCTTCAATGTGTACAACGTTGCATCTTCAATTGCTAATGTTTGATCAAACTTCTTAACCTTCACACCACCAGACAATCTAGCTTTGTAACGACCTTTGACAAAGAATAATGCTTTTCCTACTGCAACTTCTTCCGATGGAATAACTTTGATGTTGTATGGGAGAGCCGTCACCCATTGTCCGTTTGCGGTTTGGATTGTATTACGCATTTGTACTGCGATTTCGTCAATTGGATTTACTACCATAACTACTTTGTTGTTAACTTTTAGCGATTTACCTTCAGCATCAACAGACAATTCTTTAACAACGCTATACAACTCTCCTGCTACTACTTCTCCATATTGCGAAGGTTCAAATGTCAAAGTTCCGCTTGAGGTTTTAGCCGTTACCGCACCTGTTTCAGGATCCACATTTTTTGTCAAACCAACAGGTTGTTTGGCAACAGCACCCCCACCATTCACGAACCCAAACTCTAAACCAAATGAATAAGATTCTGACAATACTGTACGAACATAAAGTTCAATCCATTTTGGACCAAGTTCTTCAATGTCAGTAGGAATTGCAGCAAATGCTGTAAGTTTTAATTGTCCAACTGTTGATTCAGAGAATGCACTAGCAATTTGTCCTGCGATTCCACCGAAAAGATCTCCCCATGCATATGCTTTTGTTGGGTCTGAGTCAATATAACGCGTTACAGCTCCTAAATTCTCCAACCCGATTTCCGCTAATAAAGGATGTTCTTGTACCAAATCTTCAAACACGCGTTCTTGTGTTGTAACCGGCAGAATTGTGTCGTCCGAGAAACCACCGCTATTGGCTACAGCCGCGAAGAACTTAGTTTCTTCTGATGTTAAGACATTTTGGCCACGTTGTTGCAAAATGCTACGATCCAACATTTCGTTATTTACTTGGCTGGATACAGCTTTCACGATCTCATTTTGCATCACTTCCAGGTAATTTTGATAAGCAGATGTCTGCTCTGCCTCAGTGCTTTCAGGATTTGATAATACTGCGGATAATTTCGCTTTTGCTTCCGCGAATAATTCTGTTTTGTTAAATTTAATTGTCATTTAAATTTTCCTCCATTTTTATAAGTTTAGTAATGCAGCAATACGGTTTACTTTGTTGGTTTTTGGTTCTGCTGGCGGTTCAACTGGATCAGCCGTTGGTTCTGTAGGTTCAGCTGCATCGGTTACGCTAGTTGCAAGTCCATATGCCAAAGCTTCTTCTGCGGTCAGCCAGGATTCGGCTGCCAGCAATTCACCTAGTTTCTCACGAGTATCGTTAAAGTGAGTGAGGTATGTTTCTTGGATAGACGTATTCGCCTTGTCCATTTCATCCGCAAGCTTGCGGAAGTCTTCTGCGTTACCCGCAGCAATGGTCCACGGATTATGGATCATCAACTGCGCATCTTTCGGCATAATGATTTCATCTCCTGCCATCGCGATCAAAGAACCTCCGCTTGCAGCGATTCCATCCACATAGGTGATGATTTTCTCCGGCCTTCGGATCAGATAATTCTTAATTGCGATCGATTCAAACATGTCGCCCCCATATGAATTGATGAATACTTCGATCGTATCCGCCGACTTTCCGGCCAAAGCAGAAACGACACCGTCCAAACTAATCCCAGACCAGGAATAGTATTGACCGATGTCGCCGTATAGCAGCAATTGAATTTTTTCTTCATTTTCCGATTCGACTGAAATTCTAGTCAGGATAGGATTTTTCTGTTTTAAAGTATTAAGTTTTCTGCTCACTGTCTTCCTTCCCCTCCTCCATATAATTTTTGGTGATGTAGAATTTATCGAATTCCTCACCCTCCGGCGTGTCGAATCCAGCTTCACCTCTGATTTCCCTTCGGTTGAATGTTCCGGATGACACTAGTTTGTCGATAGCTACCGCCAGATCAAAGATGCTCTCATACGAAGCGATTTTCACTTCCAGAAAGCTTCCGGAAAGATATTCCTTCATCGTGAAGAACTTGCTGTTGCATTCATCACGAATCTTTTTCAGCATCGGCTTGACTGTGAATACCGTATAATTTTTGGTCATTTCCTTCACGCCTGCCAGGTCGCCGTGCAAAAGCCCTGCGGGGATCCCAATGGCCATCGCAATCTGATCCAAAAATCCGTTCGTTACTTTATTGATTTCATCCACACTCTGATTGCCTGTTCCGCTGGCATGCTCCTTATAACCAAATCCAGGTTGCTCCGGAACTACGGCCACATCTGTGTTTTTTCGAATTGATTTATAAAGTTTGTCGATATAAGCCTGTAACTTTGCCATTTTCTCTGCATCTTTGGCAACAGAACTATCAATGCTAACAGTCGATCTGATTTGATTCTTTCGTTTTTGGGCACCCAGAACGCTTGAAAATAGATCTGCATAATCTTTATAAAGACCATCTATCAACGGCTGCAGGTTTTTATTTGCGTAGCGCATATGCAAGACTTCAGACTGCTTAAAGATGCGCTTGAAAGTATAATCACCAATAGTGACATCCGTAAACGTATCTTCATATACCGCATATTCATTATGCGTAAAATCATCCGCAATCAGTAGGTCTTCATCGTCTGACTGAATGATCAACACTTCGTTGTCATAAATCATATTGATAATGACTTGCTCCCAAAATTCAGTAGCACTTTGATTTTTGTTTGGGCGGACATTCATTTTGTAATACAACTCATCCTTAACATACGTGCCGTTCGTTTTGACACGGAACTCTGATTGGCTGATGGTCCGCGCTAGAAAATTTGCACAAGTTTCCACGGCCAAATGTTTCATGTGAATGCGCGTTGATGCGGAAACGAAAAATTCGGTATCAAACATAAACGAAAGTTCTGAATTCCTTTTAAATATTGCATCCAAAAATCCCAAATTATTTTCTCACCTCCTTAAATTGCTAAAAATCAATATCATCCAAAACAAATGAGGATTGCTCATCCAGTTCATTCGCGCGATACATAGCATGAACAAGAGCTTGAAATCCATCAGTCTTTCGCTTCACTGCTTCTTTTTTCAGGAATATCTTCCCGACACTCGTTTCTTTTACAAAAACGTTATTCGTATACCAACGCATCATGTCATCGTTCGCGAAAATGATTTTATTATTAGCAAACGCGTCTTCGATTCTGGAGGCTATCAAAGGATGGATAGCTTGCGGCCTCCGGATAGGTTCGACTTCGAAACCTTCAGCTTCCAGTAAAGGTCTCAATATATCGAGTTTGTAATTGTCGGCGATAATTTTGTTTCCGCCGTACATCTCCCGGGCCATCACAAACCAATCCACAATGTGTTGCGGATTCAGTGAAGGTTCATCAATGACGGTTAAAAGGCCGTCCCCTTCCCATTTCTTGATGGGGGCTTTCTTTTCCCCGCCCGTTTGATTTGCGCTATTGGAATAGCCATAATGCACATCGACGAAATTTTTGATAACAAAGCTGTGCTGTAAGAAGGCATAATCCAAATCTTGTTTGAATAAAGCACCGCAACTTGCAAAGTCGCGTACACTCCCATAGTCAAGCGAATATAATGGCGTCAAGCCATCAAACTCAAAATACGGTCGACGCGTAGCATCCAGCTCCCCCTTCGAAGCGACTGAGTGTTCCATATCGCCCTCGATAAAATTCATCCGTTTTGTGACGAATGCAGGGCGCTTAGAAGGAGAATAATTTAATTCGGTATACTCTTTTTTCATAGTCCGAATCAATCGCTTTGCCCGTTTCGTCAAAGGTTCCTGTAGGGACGGATTCGCCTTCGGCCACAATGTCGGATCATCCATCTCTTCAATATCATCAAGTTCGTTGATGAATGGGAAAATGCCATTGAAATCCTCTTCACCATTTAAAATAGCCTCACACCTGGCGTACTTTTCATCAAAGTAACCGCCACGCACGAAGCCTTTTGTCCCAATATAAAATTGTCTTCCCCATTGTGTCTTACCAATACCGCCTCCGAGAACGTCTGGAATGGAGCTATCCTCCATCTCGTGAAATTCATCGTAGATGATGCAACCCTCGCGTCCGCCATCAAGCGTTGAAGAGTTCGCTGCAACAAAGATAATTTCCGATTGTGTTTCTAGGGAGGTGATCCGTGATTTGTAACCTTCGAACTCTCCGTATTCCTCATCAGGATGCTCCTCTTTATATTCAGTCGGTGGATTAGCATTCAAAGCTTCGTTGCCACGTTTCGTGATTGTCAAACGCACATCACTGAACGAACGCTTTGCTTGTTTTTCAGAGTTAGCCACCAGCGTTATGTCGTAATTATCAACACCATGGAGACTGCTTATGAAGTAATGGGACAACGTCGAAACAAAACCATTCTTTCCGGCCCCTCGTCCGACAACGATAACAAACTCATCAAAAACAACCTCATCATCTTCCGCCCGAAACAAGAAAATGAAAGGAACTATAAACTTTTCCCAGTCATCCAGTTCGAAATACCAGGTCTCCGAAAAATCGATATAGTCCTCTATCTTCTGATCATCGAAATAATAAATATCATCATGCGGCAAAATCTCTCTTTCAAGAAATTCTAGAAGCCGTATATTTTTGTTGCATAATACATATCTTCCCGATTTCCATTTTTCGTAATAGGCATCAACATACTTTGAGCACAGCATATCATCGACCTAGTAGTTTGCTGCGCTGATTTTTTTTAGGTGCGCCATCTTTTGGCAGCAGCTCTGTTAATTGCCGGATAATGTTCTGATAGGTCTTATCGCGATTGTCATAGTTTTCAACTATCGGCCTTTTGCGGTCATACGGCGTTTGCGTTTCCGATTGACTAAATTTTTCGTATTCGCCATTTTCCAAAATATCTTTCCAATTATCGTCGAGCAGGACACGAAGTCTGGCAGCCTGTTTGATCAAGCCTTCTACAAGTTGGAATTGATGGTCAGGAATACTCTTGAAAATATTGCGGAGGCGTCCTTCTTCGATTTCGACACGATTTTCCATTTCTTCAATTCGGTCATTTATCAGATGGAATAATGAGACACCCAACGTTTTCGCTATGGCTGTCAATTTTTCCAAAGACGGAGAGTTTTTTCCCGTTTCAATCCGCGAATAATAATTTTCCGAAATGCCAGACTTCTCTGCCGCTTCGTTCTGAGTCATTCCCTGGTTTAGCCTGAGAGCGCGCATTCTATTTCCGATTGTATCCATCACATCAACTCCTTTCATTTTGTAGATGAAGACGAGGGGGGAGGGGGTCCCATAACGATGGCGCAGTCGCGAAGTTGACCCTATGCACCGTTTTTCCATATTTGCTAAAACCCCGATTTTTTTCGACCGGGGGGTGTTACTGATCAGAAATATTCCTGTGAATTTCACCAACATTCATCGTGAGCCCATTTATTTGGCTTCTTTTGGAAGAAGCGCCCTTCTTTCTTGTTGTGGCATCTGATGCAAAGTGTTTCCAAGTTTGAATGGACCAATGCAAGTTCCGGATATTCTTCCAGGCTTTTGATATGGTCAACGTCCAACGTCTTCTGCTTGTCTGGCTTCATGTCCGAAACAAATACTCTGCCTTGCCTCTTACACTCTTGGCACTCATAGTTGTCACGCTTAAGAATGTAAGCTCTCGTCTCTCGCCAGGCTTTGGATGCATAGAATACTTTGCGCTTGCCTAAAGTGCTGTAGTCCATACGTGATTGCCATCAACTCCTTTGCTGTTACTATCTTTCCGATAGCATGGAAGATGTTGGATCACCATTCCTTTCTTCTGCAAGCAGAGTTCTCAGAGTATCGCCCCTTGTCTATGACTATGTATTCATGCGATCGATACCAGCTGCATATCTCGCACGTTTCATCATCACAATTTGTTCCCGTGCGCGTGATCTCATACCCTGCGTTCGAGTAGTTATCAGCACACCTGTTACACAAATACCGGTTGTCATCCACTTTCACGCCAACACCAACCTTTCGACAATAGAAAAAGAGCACCCGCGCGCGGCTGCTCTTCAGTGATCTTCACAATATATAATAATGTAACTTATTCAATATGCATAAACCTACATGATAAGTTATATCAGTTTATACTTTCTATCAATTTGATTGTGTTGACAACACTGGCATGCTTGTTGACGATATGTTGATAGCTGTACCCTAATTCGTTGGCAATTTCTTTTAATGATTTACCATCAATGTACTTCATTTTCAGGATGATGTTATCCAATCCTCTGAAATGGCCAACCATTATAATCAGTGCTTCTTCGGCCAGCTCTTTTTCTCCAAGGAAGCACTTAAGTCTTTCGATTTCCGATTCAAGATGTGATGCCCTGGAATCTCTTGTGATTCTTACATTTGACAGGTCCCCTCCGATTAGCCACCTATCTAGCTCAGTCTCGGACTTTTCAATCTTCCACCTGAGTGTCTCCATTTCCTCTTTTAAATCCTGGTATTCCTTTAGCCACTGGTACTTAATAGCGCATCACAGTCCTTTCTGATATGATGCGCTTCTCAAATTCAACCCTCGACATCTGGCTGATGAACACAAGGTTCATAGCGTCTATTTCCCACGGCTCTGCATCTCTATCCATTCCGAACCACCGGAAATTAATAGAGTAAATAGGCTTAGCCGGATGCTTCCCACTTAAGGTTTCGAACCAATACAGCACTTCATCCATCTGCAGCACCACTTTCTGTTAATCTATCAAGTCGGATTCCTTAACAAAAATACCATCAATCATTTTGCCTTTCCGGTCTTTAATCTCTGTGTACGCTTTAAGTACGCAATCTTCGATATCAAGTCCGAGCTGCAGAGATAGGATCGTGAGGACAACGTACATGTCTCCTATACTATCCTCTACTTGCTCCGATCTGCCCTTGGCCAAACCTTGGCACAGCTCCCCAAATTCTTCGCCGAGCTTCAGCATCTGTTTTGCTGGCTCAGCTGTGTCCAATCCTCTTTCTCTTGCCCATTCTTCAATACGTGCTGTTAATTCAGTAATCATGTACTATTTCCCGCTTTCCTTGATACTATTTAATTTTTCGTTGATTTCTTGCTCTTCATCCCACCTCTCTTCCAGACCAGTGTAGCCGATCCGTTTGAAGAGCTTCCCGTCTTCCAGCTTGTACTGCTTTCCGACAGGTCTGTCGCTGCATCCACAAATAATGATCTTTGTTTGGCGCTCCTCTATGTAAAAAAGGTCATACCCTTCACATTTCAAATAATCGATTGCCTCTTCTTGCGTCATAACTCAGCCTCCTTAATGTCTCGCTTTCATAAATTCTATTATCGATTAGTCTTAATCCCATCGCAGACCGTGCCTTTCTTTCCATGTCTAGGACATTTCAAAATTTTCCGACTAATTATCCACCCTGACATTAAAAGTCGTCAGAATGGAAATATAGCCGTCACTTATTAAACGATGTCCCCTCTTAATTCTTTCAGCATCCAGATTAATTCATTCAATACCAGTCGCCGCTTCTGAGGAGTTGCTCTATCGGTTAGTTCGATTGTTTTCGCTTTGATCATGCCGTCCAGACTAGCGCGGAGATTTAATCCACTTGCTACTGCTCTCATCAGGGCTTGTTTTTCAGTCAAGTTAATATCCTGAAGGTTCTTCGTTTTCAGGTGATTGTATAGCGCTCGATCTTCCGGATAGGAATTTTTCTTAATAGCTCTCATTGCGCATTGTGTGCTGTCATCGGTTATTTCCATATTCATCTTCATGATGGATTCGCGGTTTTCTCTCATAGTCCGCCGCCTTACGCCAAAATCGTGATGTTTCCGACAGCTCGATCACCTTGCTCAACGATCAGATTAGTGTGCAGATAATCAGCGATGGCGGTTTTGGCAGCCGCTTTCCAGATGCCTCCGTCCGCTTCAAACAAGGCGCATCCAGGATTGTCGTTAATTCTGAACACGAACTTGCTTTCCGGCTGGTCCACCTCTTGAAACGTTCTGTATGGCTTCAGCGTTACCGGATTCGGCGCTTTTGCAAGCTGCAGCGTAGAAACGCCTGTTTTTATAGTCGTTACCTGAGAGATGCCATTATCGGCTATCTCGGCCCCTTTATCGATTTTGATTGCAGATGCATAGTTCAGAACTATTTCGGAATCCCCATTCGGAATGAAATTCGATTGCATCATGATATTGAATGACTCCACATCCATGAAATGCTTGTATCTTATTTCAGGAGTGATAGCTTTCGCCACCGCCAGCAACCGGCGTTTACTTTGGTCGTCCAGCTCCGTTTTGACTTCGACGGTATCGTGATCCGTTACGTGAATGAGTAGATTTTTGTACGTTCCAGTTTCATCCAGCTGCTTCATGATGTATCCTACCAGGCTTGTAAGCGAGGAGAGCTTCAATGGTTCAGGATATCGGCGCGGATCCAACTCTCGCATGTCATGCGCTTTTGCGTCGTACCATTCCTTGCCTTCGTACCCCATTACAATCTTCTCTTGGCCATCCTTCAATTCAACTGCATAGCTCAAAGCTTCTTTTAAGTTTTCCATTATTCTTCACCTGTCCCTTATTTGATTTTTCTAGTATTGAAATCGATTACTGCACCGTCTTCCAGTTCATCCACTGGAACGCCGACGTCTGTCTTCAATGTGCTGTCGTTTGAATCAAAGTACATCTGCCCTGGTGCGCTTGATTTGAGTTCCGCTGCCTGGATATAACCTGCATCATTACGGCCGGCCATCATAAGCGTTGATACGCTATCGGACGGTTGGATCTTGCTCTTGACGGTTACGTTCGTTTCAATCACCTGCCGCGTTGAGTCAGAGGAGAACTCGACCTCTACAATCAATTTCCGGCTTGGCTTAAACGCTGTGTTCACATCCAGGATGTTGGCCACAATCTTTCGGACTTCCTGATCTATCTTTTCCTGCACTGCTCCTTCAGCAAGTTCGCTGATGTTAAAATCAATGTTATTCATTGCTTATCCCCCTAGAACGGAAGGTCATCATCTGAAATGTCGATTGATTCGCCATTACCAGAGAATGGATCCGGTGTATTGTTAAACTCGTCAAACGAATTGTATTTATAATCCCCTGTTTTGGATGCATCCATAGGTCCGGAGCTTTGTTGTTGACTCTGTTTTGGAGGCGCCTGGTTCTGGTAGGTGTTCTCCCGCGGCCGCTGCTCAGTGACTTGTTTTGATTCCATGAGCGTGAAATTCTCGACGACGACCTCTGTGATGTAGACTCTCTGACCTTGCTGGTTATCGTAGTTCCTCGTTTGGATGCGCCCGGTAATTCCGACTAACGAGCCTTTTCTAGTGAAATTTGCCATGTTTTCGGCTGGTTTTCTCCATATTACGCAATTTATGAAATCGGACTTTTTCTCCCCGTTCTGATCAGTGAAGTTTCGGCTCACCGCCAGAATGAAAGATCCTACCGCCGTTCCAGAAGCTGTGTATTTGAGATCGATGTCTTTGGTCAACCTGCCGACCAGCACCACATTATTAATCATGCTATTTCCTCCAATACGGCCCAGAATCCTTTACCTGAACTCAAAGGGATCTTCTTGTATAGATTGCCCTTGTCTAACTTAAACATGTAACTGGTCCCTAAAAATTCTGCATAAATCGTATATGCCTTTCTGAATAGTTTTCTTCTCTCAACTTTTACGATTGAGTAACCAAATCCTTCAACGATTGCCATTGCTTCATCCAGTGTCATTTGACCATCTCCTCCGTATAGTGAATTTGTATTGCTCTTTCGAAGCTGCATTCGCCGATTCGCATCTCCAAGTCTGTTAATTTTTGGCTTGTTTCAAAAGTCAGGCAATCCGCCCATTTGTATTGATAAAGCCAGTAGAATTTCAACTCAACGTGTTCCATCATCCATTTAACCTTCTCTCTTCAGCAGCCGTTCCAGGTCTGTTGCCAATTTGTTATTCCAGTTAATTTCAGGCATATCTGTATTTTTAATTATTTTGGCAGGCATTGACTCTATATCGTTGAAATCCGATTCGCGATATCCCCAACCTTCGTCACCTGTGTATTTTTTCGGTTTCATAGAATAAACCGTTAGCCATACATTGTCAGGATCTCGGACAACGTACCGGAATCCTTCTTCGTAGCGCTCGGCAAGCCACTTCATTACTTCTTCACGGCTTTTTGTCCTGAAGAACTCACTTTCTTGGTATTTCTGTTTTTCTGTTTTGGCAGGAAAATAAAATACATTATCTATCATCACGCCTCGCTCTCCTCTCCGATTTATTGGCGTTTCCAGTTTAAACTGCGCAGGAATGAGTAAAATTCTTCATCCTCATCCGTTTGCTGTAGTGGCCCATCGTATATGTCCCCGGCTTCCGGCTCTTCAAGTTTGAATTGCCGCAATCTGGTTGCATCCATGATTTCTATTTCTTCCGGCGTCATCGGACGCCATTTATAACCCGTGTAGATTTGCTTCAAGTATTCGTCCTCCTATTTCCCATTCCCGCTGATATATATCAGATTCTTCCGTTCGCCGTTATCATAGGTGCAACTGTTCCCTATGCACTCAATCGGCATGGATACATCAATCAATTCTCCAAAAGGTGTCCTGCCGCGAAAATCCAACCTCACTTGAGTATCATCGTTATACACAGCTAGCTGCCGCTTTAAATCACCGACAGTGAGGATCCATCCGTTGTATGTTTTTAGATTCGGTTCGGCGTGAAATTCTGATGCCAGGCTCATCTGGCGCTCTTCTTTTCCAGTCTCATACAAGTCCCCAATATGCGGTTCATCCGGGATACGATTCAGCACTTCTTTATCACCAATGAGAAACAATTCCATTTCTGTTGCTGCTCTCCAGCTATAACCCGTATAGATTCGTTTCATGGCTTATGCCTCCTCTTTTTGCTCACTCTTGAAAGGCACACCGTTTTTAAATGTGTAACCCATCCTTTCTGCCTTGCCCCTGACGCCTGCCTCGCTACGGTCAAGAATGAACGCTATTTCGATAAAGCTGTGTCCCTTCTGCATCATCGTTTCGAGCGTCTCTATTTCTCCTGCCGTGTATTTGTTGTGATTCGGCAGGTAGCTAGGCCGGAACTTGATACCTTCAATTGATAGCCTTCTTTTGATCGCGCCGTGTGTCCGCTGCAGGATTTTACTCATCTTCGGATAGGTCATATCCGGCTCTTTGGCCAGACTGATCAGCTTGTTGACGTCTCCAGTAGTCCATTGCGTGTTATGCGGCTTCGGTACCAATCGCTTCTTGTTGAAATCAGCTATTCTTTTCTCGTTCGCCCATGCTGGTTCAACCCCCAGCGCGTACTTGTCGAACCTGGAGAAATCAATCATCTGTCTGTTCTTGTCGGCCCATTCCCAGAAATCGGCATATCCTACGTATAGGACGCGCCGCTCTTTTGCCAACCGCTTCCTTTTGGCCGGGAATTTGTATTTCTCAATCCAATTTGCTACGAGTCGGTAATCGACACCAAGTTCCTTCGACAGTCGGCTGATTGTGATTCCGTCCATATGCGTTAATGGATCACCAAGTCCCAGGATGCGGGCCTTATTTATGATTGCGCTGTACGTCCTTCCAAGCTTGAAGGCAATGCCGTCAGTTGTCGTCTTCCCCCAGTTTTCTTCCAGGTATTCAAGTTCCGCTTCGGTCCATTTCATTCCTCTCATGCATCCCACCGCCTTTGCAGGTATCGAAGCTCACGACCTTAATGTCTTCTTGTTTTGCGTATTTCAAGGCTTCAGTTGTACTGTCGAATACACCTACCGCTTTATTTCGGATAGAGTCAATCATGATTACTTTAGCCATTCGCTGCCACCGCCCCTTTATAAAGAGACATATATTTCCAAGCGAGATTAGCAAGTTCCTCCGAATCCTCAACGGTAGTTGCAAAAGGATCTCCCGACTCGTACCGATCCCAGAAATCGTTTATTGCTGCCTTGTCTTTTTTCAATTCATCCTCATCCATACTGTTTTACCCCCTGTATTCCAATTTCTTATACTGTTCTTCATTCATCAGCACACCTACCACATGATGCCGGCGCATGAATGTTTCTTGCCCGCCGTTGTGCAGCTCTCCGTGGTGCTTCCAGCACAGCGCCATCATGTTGTGTTTGGAGTGATCTACCTTCCTTCGATTTCTCCCCATGCCGATTGCATCCACATGATGGACCTCTGCATCCTTCCCGCAGATGACACACTTCCGGATCCACAAGCATTTGATCAGGTATGGCTTGATATCATCCAGATAACGTGATGGAGCTTCCGCTAGGCCGATATCGTTATCTAGGCAAAAGTCCACGATGTAGCTGATGAACTGACTTGCCAGCGACACAGAACAATTCTTGGCCAACTCCGATGTGCTGAAGTACGGCAGCCCTTTGTCATGGATGAATTCCAGTTTCCGATGTTCCCGCACCTGGTCTATCGTGTCTCCTGTGTAGCGCGCGATATCCCGGCATAGCGCATTGATGAACTTCCTTTGAGGCGCCGTTATCACCCGGTTGTCGAATAGCCGGAACTCTCCGAACAGGTCGCCGGTTGCATCCACCAGTCTGTCAAAAAGATATTCGGGTATGGATGCATCCATGCGTATGATCATTTCTGTTTGGCCAAAGGCGTTAGTTCTTTTGGCCAGAACTTCAGCAAGCCGGTTTATGCTGCCGTCGTCATTGATTTGCGCCAGTCTGGATGCATCCTCAGCCATTTCTCTTCCTGCTTTGGCCAGAAGTTTATTCAGGGATTTTTTGCTATGTCGCTTCTTCATCCAGCTTCGCTATTCTTTCCGGAAGATTTCAGTTTAGCTATACGTTCTGCTATTGATTCGGCCACATCAGGCGCTACAGGTGTTTCGGTTGCGTTTCGTGGTTCATCCACCCAGTCAGGTGTGACCTCTTTCTTTGGTTGCCTGTTCCACTGCTTTTGTTTTTGATGGCCAACAGACTCAGCTTCCGCTTCCGCGATTGTCTTGATGCCCTTCGAAGCCCAATTCCGCATTGTTGTTTGCGCGTATTTATAAGGCGCGCCGGTGAAAGCCGCTTTTTTCAATGCCAGGATAACCAGCTCTTCATTCAAGTCAGCGATCCAGTGTTCCAAGTCCTGCATGATGATTGGTGTTGGCATACCGAAATTCTGCTGAAAGAGTAGATGGACGTCGCCGCCGTTTGGCTTTTCTATTTCTGACTCTAACTCTATATCTATCTCTATATCTTTCTCTAACTCTATCTCTATCTCTGGTGGATTTTTGTCGGACATTTGTCCATCCTTTTGTCCGGATTCTTGTCCTGCGTTTTTTCCATCAGAAATGAGAATTTTCCTCTCTTTTTCGATCCGCGTGCGGTATTCACGCTTACGATCTGCCTCTGTGCTGGACCGGCCGATGAACGTCTGGATATCACTCATGAACATGACTCCGTTGTCCAATACTTCGATAAGCCCCAGGTCATCAAACAACTTAACCGCTCGCTCCACATCTCCAATGCTATGGCGTGTTACCTTCGAAAGCATTTCTGCGTTGTATGGGATGCGCTCCGTCAGCATCAGCTTGCCTTCGTTCTTCAGGCTCCGGAGGTATAGCTTCAGCAGAATGTTTGAATACTTGTAGCCATCCGGCAGACCTTCCAGAACGATCATTGCATCGCTGTCGAAGAAGTCCGCTTTCAGTTTGAGATAATAATATTTCTTGTTGTCACTCACTTTGCTCACCCTCGATCTGTGATATAATCACTATGTAAATGTTTTTTGCTTTACAGGCTGATGTTCGCGCATCAGCTTTTTTTGCGTCTTGCTTTAAACCTGCGGTGATACTCCGCTTGTGCATCAGCAAGCTTGATCTTTGTTCTTGTGTCCAGCAATGGGTAGTGTTTCATTTCCAGGAACGAACCATCGACCAGGTTAACCTGCAGTATCGGAACTGATCGGCCGTCGATTATTTCCCATATACGTGCCAAATTTGGATCCGACTTGCTTTGTTTATGCGTGAGGCCGCGCCGGGCCATAACCTGTGCCAAGATAAACAACGTCATCCATTCGCACCACCTAACCAGACATCCCCGGATTCCACAACCAGTTCCAATAACGATGCATCCAGATATTTGTCCAGAACCTCGTTTTTCGCCTTCTCTAACTGAGGTAAACGGCCGCTTTCTGCAAGTACTCTGCGATCACCCTGGAAAACGAATAGCCTGTAGGTCCGTTTATCCAGAAAGAAAATGCTGATGCAGGAAGTGAAGTGTTTCTTCTGGAAAGCCTTAGCCTTCCTTTTTGCGTATGCTGCTGTGTAAGTTTTCATGATGTTTTCTCCTTTGCTCCAGCTGCAGGATCTCCCCAAAATCTTTCGATTCCTCCGATAAGCATCCGCTTCGCTTCGTCATCTGTGAATCCGATAGACATGAACTTCTCCCTGAGCGTGTTGATAATCAGAACTGACATGAACCCGCATTCTTCTGTGGTTCCTTCGAAATCGATACGATGCAGACCTTCATCAAATTTCAATTCGCACTTTATAAAGCTTGTTTCACTCATTGTTTTCACCACCTTCGAGCTTTATGGTTGCTTGCACTATTAAATCGATTTGATCGTAATGCTTCGAGAAACCCACATACGGATAAAAAAAACCTGACCTGTCCTGAATATATTCCCGATCCGGCTTCAAGCTGTCGAAACAATCTAGGTATTCGTCGATTTTTTCCAGCGAGTCAGTCGTGAGCAAAATATTAACGCTGGCACCCATCCTCATCGCATCCAGGACAGCCTTTTCTTTTTCTGTCACCGTCTCTCTCATGATTTGCCCCCCTTAAAATATCAACCCCTGTTCGATTCCGCCGACTATCCCAATGACCAGGACAACCAATCCGATGAGTAAGCCAGATCCGATCACTTTGGCCAAAAATTCCTCAAACTCATTTGTAAAGATTTTCATGTGTATTCCTCCTGTGATGCGCCCTGCCCGGCCGTTTCTCAGTTATATTTGGTGTTTCTTTGAATCCATTTTTCTACTGCCTTTTTCGGATAAAGCCGCTCCCCGCCTCTTTCGCAATAAGGGAAGCCTGGTTGATACAAGTAATACTTGTCTGCCGTGTCCACCGAACAATTTAAGATCCGCTTGGACACTTCCTTCCGTGTCAGCAGCTCTTCATCGAACAGGCTTTCTTCCACGGTTTCCTTCACGATTGGAAGGGTTACGTCTTGAATTTTTGCAGCCATCCACTGGAAGAATTCCTCGGTTGTCTGGCCATCGAAGTGTATTTCCATCTTTATCACTCCTTTCTGAATACGTCTAAACTAACTTCTAATGCGTCTGCGATTTTGCACATCAACTCGAAGCTGGGCTTTTTGATTCGCCCTTTTTTTAAATCTGAAACTGTCCCGGAATGAACGTTCATTCTCTTCGCCAGCTGTTCCTGGTTCAAACCCTTCTCCTGTAATATTTTTTCAATGATCGGCCACATGCTATTGCCTCCTGCGTGCTATATATTGTGTATTCTGATTACATTTCCCGTATATATCTTGTATACTTAATTTGTAGGACTCGCCTTCGCCCGGAGTTTCCTGCAAATCTATGTATATGAACCGAGGTGAAAAAAATGAATATCAAGCAATTACGTTACTTAGATGCTTGTCTCGAATTTCTAAAAAACAGATATCCTGAAACAGCGGGAGAAACGCTTGACGCAAAACTTGTTTTTAAATTTAACAATGAAATTTACTCCGCAACGACTTTCCCAGAAGTAGATAATGACTTGAACATTAGAGAAATCTATTACCACGCAGGCGGATTTGATGAAAGATCAATTTCCCTGAAGTACCGTTTCAGAGATAGAATCGATACCGATGATATTATTAACACCCTACAGATAAAAAATTGTTACGGAGTTCTAAATACCTCAGATGCTGAAATGGTAAAGCTGCATCTATTCTCAGTATTTTGCGAACTTGAAATACCATCCTTTGAGGTAAAAACAAATCCTGGAATTTTGTACAATGTAACCAACTTGACAAGTGGATTCTCTTTACCGTTCATGAAATTTCCTGATGACGCAGAATTCGAGTTAGTTTCTATAAATTAACTTGCTCCTGCTTGTATTTGAGCGTCTTTGCAATGAATCTTAAGGTGGCGTATGTGTCCGCATACGTCATTTTTTCAGTTTCAAATATGGATATCACTTGATCAGTTACTCTACCAAGCTGCTCCTTGTCCCCCATAAAGATTCTTGGTTCAGTGGCGGGTTCAACAATATTTTCTAAAAGGTTAAGCACTTGCTTCGTTTCTTCTTTCAACTGTCTCAATCCTTTCTTTTGTTTACTGCTTTTGAGATAATCACCTAAAGGAGATGATTTTTTGAAATTATTAATCACGCTTGTGACAACCTGGGAATTTTGGAATTTCACCATAGCCGTTGCTGCTCTTCTTATTTCGATATACAGCATCTGGTACACCAAGAAGAACGATAGACATTCGATTGAAATCACGGATTGCTTCATCAAACAAGTGGAAAACAGGCCCGCAATGATCATGTTCGACGTCTTTAACAACTCGAATTCATCCATCAAATTACTGAATATCGAACTATTCTTTTATGATGAATCTCACGTCAAACCTTTGGACTACGAACCAACGCCAACATACTCCCGCTCTGGCGTATTCCAAACTCCGGTTTACGATATGATTTCACCTTACGATTACAGCGAAACTTTTGATGGTGAAACGATTCTTGGCCCTTATTCAAAAGAGGAATTCCGATACTATTTGAATCCGTATAGTCAAGATTTGAAAATAAAAGTCACTTGCGACCGCCCGATTAAAGGATTAAGAAAATCAAAAATAATCCCGGTCCATTTTAAAAAGCTTGATTAAGAGGCACAGGTTCAGGACCAGGTGGATTGCCAATAGGATGAACGTTGCTGCTTGCATCCCTCACACCTCCATTTCCTTATTTTTCATAAACAGATTGATAAAATACTGCTGCCCTTTGCCAGTAACCTTTGGCGTCTTGCTGATCTTTATGGACCCGTCAGGATTACTTATAGTCGTTTCTTTGACCTCAAACAGTTTCATATCTGCTGAACGCTGCGTTGGCATGTTGTAATCTGTTCCTTTGCGCTTGATAAGATATCCGTTCTCTCGCATCCAGTTAAATAAACGCTTAGCTCCGGTTGGGATTCCGTTCTGATTGAGCAACTTGGCCAAGTCTCCGACCAGTATCGAGGTATGGCTTGCAGCAACAGCATCTGCAAATATCACTTTTGGCTTGTCCAGTTGGACGCGCTCCTGAAGGTCGATGATTTTGCGATCTGCAATCTGCAGGGCCCGCTTCATGACCATCTCTGGACTGTTCCAAGCTTTCTCAATCTGGATGAAATACTGCCGGGCTTGTTTGCCTTTTTCGTTGCGCTGGATCATGCTGATTTCTTTAGCCATGTCGATTGTCATAATGTGGTCCACTGCTTCGGTGTACGGATTTTTCGGATTATTGGTTAGTCTTTTTTGGCTAACCAATACATAGTCTTGATTTTCTTCAAATCCGTATTCAGCCATCCGTTCAAACCACTTTGTGTACTGTGTTCCAACTTTCAAAAAATTATGCAAGTCTCTGCCCATGACCGCTACTGAACCATCGCTCTCTTCATGAAGTGGAATCAGAGGGTTGTGTCTTTCTGCTAAATTATTCATGCTGTTACTCCTTCCTATTCCCCTTTAGAATGTTCAGTTTTCTGAACTTTTCGAATAAAAAAATAATCCGAAACTTCGCCTGGCTCTATAGATAAAAGCTCGCACGCCCGTTTTATTTGCGGTTGAGTAAAGAAAGTGTGCCCGTTTAATTTACTAGATAAAGCAACTGTGCTCATGCCTAGCGCTATTGCGAACTCTTCCTGGGTGGCAAATTTTTCTCTGATTCGACCACGCAATTTGTTGTATTCGAAACTCACTTTATTTTCACCTCCTTTGTTTTTTCGGTTCAGTTTTCTGAACACCTTTATACTAGCATGTTATTTTTATGATTGCAATAGATAAAATTCAGAAATCTTAATTTTATTTTCACTAAACTTGTAATTACGTTAAGTTTTCTTTATTATGTAACTATAATTACTTAATGATAAAGGAGGATAGAAAAATGGTTGAATCTTTTAAGGATAGGCTAAACAAAGCTATTGCTGATCGAGATATCAAGCCGGCGGAGCTAGCTAGACGAACTGGAATAAACAAATCATCTATAACCGCATGGCTTAAGGGCGATTATGAAGCTAAACAAGATAACATTTTTAAGTTAGCAAAAGCGCTTGATGTAAGTGAAGCCTGGCTAATGGGACTAGATGATCAAAGCAAGGAAGAAAGATTTTCAGATCATATCAATCCAGCGAATACAGTAGCTTCTCCAGCAGCTTACAAAGAGGTGAAAGGTGCCATCGCTGCAGGAATGCCATTAGAAATGTTTGAAGTTCCTGATGTTGTCCAAATTCCTGTAGATGTTGAGCGCGCATTTCCAAACGCTTATTTTCTTGTTGTGCGTGGGGATAGCATGAACAAAATTATTTCAGAAGGTATGTATGCGCTAATCAATCCATGCGAGGAGTTAAACAACGGAGAGATAGGTGTAATTCGAGTGAACGGAACTGAAGCAACTTTAAAAAGGTTCTATAAGATGGGCGATTATATCATGCTTCAACCAGAATCAACGAATCCAGAACATAAAAATCAGATATACACCAGCAAAGAAGAAATAGACTCGATATCTATATTAGGGAAGTTAGTTTGGGCCATGACGCCGATTGGAATGAAATTCTAATAAGGTACTTGCTGTTCATCATTCGGATGTCAACCTGCCGTAATACTTAGCAAGGATGTAGATTTTGTTTTTGATGTATAAAGTTATCTATTTTAAAAATGAAATAGCCAATATTGAGGAGGAATTATATTGAAATCAAAAATTGGAGCTACTTTGTTTATTGCAGCTATTCTTGCAGGTTGTAGTCAAAGTAACGGTGTTTCTGTCGAAGATCCAAGAAATACAGCAGAATTTTTTAATGATGAATTAGATATAAATAATGAATTGGTTGAAACTACTGCTGAATATTATGATGGAATAAAAGATGTTATTGAAATTGATGAGGACACTGTCGTTGTATTAAATGATGAAGATTCAGTGGAGCAAGTCCACTTTAATAACAGGAACAAAGAAGAAGTAATGCATATACTAGATCTCATTGAATTTCCAACTGATTCTGAATCTATCGAACAAGCCTTATCTATTACTCCTGCCATTGCGACAGTTGATAACAGCAGCTATTTCACAAATTATGAAGGCACCGGCGTTTTCATTGACGTTGCTTTGCCTTCATACGTAGAAGATGAGGATCGCCCATATTCGTTATTGCTTTTATACAATGAAGACCGCTTTGATGATTTTAAAGAAATGACTAATTAAAACAAAAAAATCCCCCACTCCCCTACTTTGGACGGTAAGGAGTGAGGGATATACTAATAAATAACGAATGGTGGCTAGAAATTGGACCAAGTTGAGTATCCTAAAATGAGTATATGTCACAAGTTTGGACGGGATATACTTATGAAACGAATACCTGATATTACAGAAGAATTGATAGATTCAATTCTGAGTGAATATAAGCAAGATTATAATATCCGAGCACGAGAAATAATCGGTTCCGAAGATGTTAACAAAGATTTATTTTCATGGTTAAGCAAACCAATGAACATTTGGATTCTTATAACACTAAGTAACAGCCCCTATTATAAAACTATTTTTTTCGCTCAATACAGTAGTGATGAAACTGATAATCTTCACATTATTGACTTGCGAAAACAAACAAACGATTACCAGTTTAAGCGCATTTATAAAGTAGCAGATCAATTGTCGTATCTCCTAAATAATAATTTAATAGAAAAACTGGACCCCCAATCAATTATATATAATTCCCTATATAATAATAGTTTAGCATCCGGTACTATTAATTGGATAAATAAAGAGTACACAGTTTCAACTTCACACTTATCTTTGCCGCCAATTAAACAGGTAGACTTCAACACGTTGAGGATTCATGCTGACCGGTACCAATTTGATACAATGATCAAAGATGTAAATGATGATCAATTCTCAGCAGAGCTTTCTGAATGCTTGTCAGCTTACGAGAATGAGCAATTTTATGTTTGTGCAGCTGGTCTCGGAGGTGTATTAGAACATCTCATGTACCTCACTCTCGAAAAACATAACATGATCGATAGGAGTTTTCCGGACAATGCGACTTATCAAGATTATGTTAATGCTTTCGGGAAAGAACCATTGAAAATAGATAGGCGGCAAAAAAATGCGATTAAAAGTACTTTTATGATCAGGAATTCTGTTTCCCATTTCAATTCGGGATTCGCCGGTAAAGAAAACTGCCAGCTGCTGATGTCAGGGATAAAAAATATTTATGCTAATTATTATACGAAGGTCTTTAGTTTACCTTCAATCGATTGAATCATTTTGTAACGCGAAACCTCGAAATTATCAGTTACTTTGTTTCCTTGATTGTCATACGCATAAAGGTTATCTTCGTCATCTTCCTGTACCTCTTGCATCGAAGGATGCTCGTACACAAACAAACTGATCATCTCTTCGATGAATTTAACTTCGTCTTTTGAAAAAACAAGGTTGTTCATAAAGTTAGATTCCTCCTCGGTTGTTCTATAACCATTATAACAACAACACTAACTTTTAGATACAAAAACGCCACTCTCCCCGACCAAAGCGAAAGTGGTGTTTATCGAAAAAGCGCCTTTATTCAAGGTCTTTTTGTGTACAATCATTTTATCACACGAAAGGAGTTGATGCCAGATTTCCTTAAGCAGCGCCCTGCCCGGCAAGCGGAAGGAGAAACTACAATGTCTAAAAGAATAAAAACTAATTACCCGAACATCTATAAATACGAAACGAAAAGAGGAACACGTTACCAGGTCCGACGCGCGTATGTGATCAATGGCGTGCCTGGTGAATTCGATAAATCCGGATTCAAAACGATAATGGCCGCCCGCGCGAAGCTGCGAGAGATCGAAGAATTCATTGAGAAAGAAGAATTCGGAATGCTCAGCAATCCCAATATCACATTGGACGAATACTATCAGAAATACAAAGAAAAACGGATCGCCCGAAAAGAATGGACGGCCGACTCTCTTTCCAGCCTCGACAGCCACTTCCGTAATCATCTGTCGAACCGCTTTGGCCAGACACCCTTGAAAAAAATCGATCGGCATAGTTATGAACTTTACCTGAATGAAATGCTGCATGATGAAGAGCTTGCTGAAGAATCAGTCAAGACCTATCACCATCTGATGTGCGCCATCCTGAATGATGCCGTGCGTTGCGGCGTCCTGGAGCGCAACCGGCTCTCTTACGTTAAGATCCGCAAGGAAGGCGCCAAGCCGAAAACAAAGAACATCGATCTTGCGAACTACAATCTGTTCATGGACAAAGCGAGAGAAATTCTGACGAAACAGAATTATGCGATGCTCTACCTCACCACTTTCGGACTCCGTCGCGGTGAAATCATGGGTCTGACACAAAAGAACGTGGTTTTCCGGTCGGATGGAACGTTCATAAGGGTTTTACTCACCCGCACGCTTAAACGGCCTGACGGTAAAGGAACGAAGACTCCGAGCAGTGAGCGCATGATTGCTTTGACCGAGGAAGCGGCCGCTCTTCTGGAGTACTGCATCCAAGAAGCACGCGACATCAAAGCGGACTTCGGCCAGATCCTGAACCAGGATGATTTTATCTTCCTGAATCCGAAACGAGGAGTCCCCTACTGTGTTACACACTTGAACCGCATTATGTCCTACGTCTCTGAAGAAAGCGGCGTGAAGGCCAGCCCTCACATGATGCGCCACACCTTCACCACCCAAGCATCCTTAGCAGGCGTGAACGGCAGGGCCCTGGCAGATTACCTTGGACACAAAAAAACCTCCATGACGGAGCATTATACTCACGCCACAGAGGAAGGCAGCCAGAAAGTCATTCAGATCGCCAGCACCCGTATGCATGGCTAA